TTGTGGTTGCGATATCATTATGGCCAAGCCTTTTGCTAATTGCATAAATATCTATTCCGTTGCTTAGCAGTAAAGCAACGTGACTATGACGCAAACTGTGGAAATGAAAATTCTTCTTTGATAATTTTGCATCACTCATAATTTGTCGAAGTGTTTTATTTAATGCTGTACTAGTAGGGATAGTATTAAATTGATCCATAAAAACAAGGTTACTTGATGAGTTATTACGCAATTGTTTAAGCAATAATAGTAGTTTATTATTAACTTTTATTTTACGTGTAGACGATTCATTCTTGGTGGGTTTAAAGCGATGCGTATTAAAATGTTCGTCTGTTTCGTCTCGTCCTTTTACCTCTTTCCATGCTTTATCAATATTAATGGTATGATGAATAAAATCAATATCATTCCAGGTAAGAGCTTGAATTTCCTCTTTTCTCATTCCGGTATATATTGCAGTGACTATCATATAACGGCTTGTATATCTTCTATTAGTAATCCCATTTATTGTAGTGGTTAATAATTTCCTTATTTCAGCTACATTAGGATATTCTACCTTCATTGTTTTACTAGTATTAGCGGCTAAAGTAACACCCTTGGTAAAATCTTTAAGCAGATAATCATCAAGGATAGCAGATTGTACGCAAGATCTTATTATTGAATTTAGCTTCTTTACACTTGCTATAGCATGAGTTGCTCCATACTTATTAATAAATTCTTGATATTTAGAGCGATTAATTTCCTTAATAGAAATTTCTTTGAAATAATCATTAATTAGATTACCGATTATAATATAACGATTCAGAGTTACACTTGATATTTTAGGTTGCTTATAAGTATTAACCCATTCTTCGTAATAACCACTAAAAGTAATTTTCTTCTCAATATGTATTCCACGATTAAGATTAGTTTCCATTTCAGCTGCCCATTTTTTAGCTAGTATTTTTGTTGCAAAACCAGCTTTGGACTTTGAAAAGCGTTTTCCTTCATTGTCTTTCCACTGAATTCTTGCAGACCATTTACCGCTTCTTTTATATATTTGAGCCATACTTGTCCCTCCATTATTAAATTGTGTATAATGAAAGGGTTGATAGTGTACGCCAATACTATATCAACCCTTGGCCCACTGACAGTTGCTGCTGTTGGTGGGCTTTTTTAGTTTAAATAGCTTTTTACGTCATCAATTTAGTTGGACGAAAATCAAGGTTCCAGTCCTAATTCACGATCTTGTTGAGCACCTCTTTCGGCTTGTTCACTGTCCCATGCATATCGCTGCTCAGGTGTTAAATTTGCTTTGTAAGTATCCTTATATGCATCTTCGTTATAATAGTCGCTAGGGATTGAAGTAGAACTTTGCGTATTAGATGAAACAGTAGCAGACTTAGACTCATTAATTTCTGGTTGTGTTTTATTTGAATAATTTATTGACTGAGAAGTATCAGTCGTTTGTTGATTGCTTACAGTATTATCTTGTGTACTAGGTGAATTAGTTAAATTATTTTCTTTTACCTTAACACGGAATTTAACAGGTTTTTCTGTCGAAACAAGAGGTGAGAATTGTAATTCAAATGTTCCAAGTTTGTCACTACCGAATCCAGTGGTAACATCAGCTTCTTTGCCTGCAGCAATAGAATCTAAGGTTGTATCATTAACTGGATATGACTTTAGTTTATTATTATTTGGTCCATAAGCATCAAGATCAGCACCAATTGGTAATTCTTTGTCTGAATTATTCTTTACATGGTAGATAACCTTAATAACGTACTTTGGTTGATTATCTTCAAATTCATTGCGTTCGTTTGTCACTTCTACAGATTTAAGTGTATATGTAACTTTTCCAACTTTAACAGTATCCCCTAATTTATGATATTTCGGTGATACTTTTGTACTAGTTGTACGATTGTTAGAATTACTATTATTTTTACTCCCGCAAGCAGCTAATGATAATGAAATCATAATAGTTGCTCCAATAGTGATTACTTTATTCATAACTAGCCTCCCAATATTAATTGTTAGTAAAGCGGTAAGCTTTATGGTTGGAAATTTTTGAAACAGCAACGGAGTTTTTATCGTTGAAGGCTTCTAAAATTAATCCCTCACCGGCTTCACTACTGGAAATTTTGCTGTTTTGAACCAATACCATTTTAGCTAGACTTTGAACTTGATTTAATACCTCTGTTTTCTCGGAGTCACTCAATTCCTTAAATCCACCATTCACATACACGTTAATATCAGAATTGCCTGTATATTTAACTTTTTCAATATATTTTGAATAGCCGTAATTGTCTGGATCTTGATCTGCATAAGATTGATCTTCTTTAAGATTTTTAGCTAGATCTTTATTGATACTTTTATATTTTTTTGAACTAGCTAAAATGGTCGTAGTTGAATTTACCGCAACTGAAGTAATTCCCGTACTTAAAAGGGTGAGAGCAGTAGCAGCAAGAATAAAAGATTTTCTCATATTAATAACTCCCTAATACAAAATATCAGCTTTTAATGTCTTCAGTGTTTGGACAATATTTTTATAGTTTTTCAATTTTTACATTTTTGCGAAGATCAAATCGATAACCCTTATATTCAAAGACCAATCCACGCTTTATACGATAGTTATCTATTGCTTTCATTAAATATTCCACATCTACATTGCAGTAATCGGCAATATCATCTGTATCCCATATATCGTGTTGATAGCAGTGAATTAATTTGTCTAGGCTTACAGCTCTTGTCATTGCTAATGATCGTGCTTTTAGTTCCTGTTTTCGACCATCTGGAGTATCTTTAGTAACAATATCTCCGGCTGTCGTATCGTAGTGAGCAATTTCTTCTTGAAGAATTTCGTACATTTTTATATCAGAATTTGCCCGATTTAAATAAACATCCGTATCAATATTTAACCCAGCTAAATTATCTGGCATATTTTGGGGGTAATTGATAGAAAGGTGCGGATATTCACTAGCTAATTCTTCATAAGCATACATAATTATCACTTCCGAGCTTTTTTAAGATTCTCAATAAAATTAATAATCTGTTGTCGCTCTTCTTCCGGAGTATCGTCATCGATATGAGCAGCTACTGTTTGAGCTACTTCATTATTTCCATTAGTATTATCATCTTTATCAAAAAAGTAATCTATACTTACATCAAATAGATCAGCGACTTGTTTTAACGAAGATAAACGAGGTTCATCAGTATCATGCTCCCACTTCGATAAACGGCCTTTATTAAAGTTTGAATTTTTATTTTGTTTATTCAGAGCATCAGCCATTTCTTGTAATGTCATTTTATGTGATGTTCGTAATTCTTTTAATTTACTTCCTAGAGACATTTTCTACACCTCTCAATGGCTATATTATAGTATTTATGTTTCGTTTTGGCAACATTTTTTGAATAAAACGAACAAAAGTTGTTGACATCGCAACACGAAGAATGTAAGATGGTACACGTAATCAAGTTGCGAAATCGCAACAGAAGAAAAGAGATGATTTTATGGTAAGGGATAAAGCCGAACCGTATTTCGGCTTAATAGTTGAAATGAAGAAAAAGAAGAAAACTCAAGCTGATTTAGCTAAATTAATTAATGTTGATAGAAGTACATTCAACCAGAAGCTCAATCGAACCAATGGTAAAGATTTCTATTATTCCGAAGCTCAATTAATCGCTAAAGAATTAAATATTCGTGTTAGCGATTTTTCTTAAGAATTAAAGTTGCGAAAAGAACAACTTTAAGTGAACAGGGGGTGGCACAAAATGCAAGCATCATTAGATGAACAAGATTACCAGGTAATTACCGATGAGGTTCTCAGACGTATTAAGGAATGTTACAACTTAGTGCCCAAACAGACTTCTCAAATTGATGATTGGATTGGAATTCAACAATTTACTGATCAACTTCCAATCAAAAAGGATAAGGAGTGGGTACGAATGTTTCTCCTTACACTTCCAGTCTTTAAGAACTGGGTTATCAATTTGAATGCAGGTCAAGGTCATCGAACTAAGGTAAATGTGACCAAGGCTTTACCTTGGATTATGTCTCATCAAGCAGATATTGATTGGAACCAATCCTTGCCACGTTAGGAGGTGGTCAAGTGGCGTTGTTAATCGGATTGCCAATATTAATTATTGCAATGTGTTTGTTATATGCACTTGTGTACAGCTTGTTGTATGAGCGGAATAAACCATTGCTATTGAAAGAGAAGTATCGGAAGAAGCATTGAAAGGAGGTGATATGAGCTTTGGTAAATTTATTTCTTTTGTTGTTTTTTATCTTTGTTATAATGCCGCTTTTGTATCAATTTTTGAATTACATCAGAAGGCAAATTGAAAATTTCTTTTGGAAAAAAAGCCATAAAAATAAGAACGAATGAAATGAAAGTAGCTGTAAATTCAAATTGTTCTTTGGTCTGAGTTATTAATAGCCCAGTAATAGTAGAAAGAATAATTGCTATTTTTGAAAGATCATCCAAGTATTTTTCGCTTATTTGAAATCCTAAAGTTTCTGTAAGCCAGCCAAGGATAAACAATGGAAAAGAAAAGAAGCCAGTTAGAAAAAGAATAGTAATTAAGCAATCAAATATTCTAAGTTTTTGGAATTCAAAAATTACAGCATCTGGATTAGCAGCATATGTAATATGTAGAGCTAAATAAGTAAAACAGATGAGGCAGAAGATACAAACCATAAAGTCGGTTAGTTTCTTACTATAGTAATTAAATTTGGTTAAAAACTTAAAAATTTTACGCATAATGATTTTCCTTTTGTACTGAGTTAATCAAAGTATAGCAAATGAAAGGATGGTAGTTTAATGAGTAAGTTAATTGCGCTAATCGTTGGTGCTTGGACCATGTATTGTTCAATGATTGGTTCTTATGATGGAGCGATGGCGATCCTAGCAGTTTATCTTCTGCTAGTGGTTCTTGACCCACTAAATAAAAAAGGTACGACCGCCGCAAACAGTCGTACCCAAAAATAAATAATCTACGAGGTAATTATATATGAATGAGTTCAATTTATCAAAATTAAATGCCAAAGTTGGCGATAATTGTGTATTTGTATCGAATTTGGCAGTTCGCTATCAAAGTGCTGCTACTCCCGAAGAACGAATGGCAATGGCTATTAAATTAGAAAACGCTGCTACGATGTTACGGATTTCAGCAGAACGTTTAGCTACGGAAACTAAAGATGTTTATGGAGGTAAGAACAATGACTAACGAAGAAAAGATTAAGGCAATTAAACAAATTCTTGGACCAGAATACGAGGAGGTAGCCATTTTCGCTGCTAAAAAATCAGAAATTCGTGACGAACGTACTAATTCATTAGTTGATGCGGATCCCGGAACGGTAGCAGCCATGATTATGAATTGGCTACATACTAATCCGATAGCAGCTTCAATTGTCAAAGCAACTATTGATACTTTGGAAACTGATCCAACTGCTGATGTTCTTGGACGATTGTTCCTTGGAGGTAATGATTAATGAATTTATTTGAACTAAATGACAACTACAAAACACTAGCTAGCCGGGATGACTTAGATCCAACTATTCTAAAGGATACTTTGGAATCAATTAAAGATGATCGGGAGACCAAATTGGACAATCTTGCCTCATGGGCGGATCAATTGAAGTCAGAAATTGATTTTATGACTGACAAAAAGAAATCATGGGAAGAAGAAATTACTTACCGAAAAAATAAGCTTACTTGGATCAAGAAATATATTACTGATGTTCTTGATGATGCCGGTATTAAGAAAATAGCTACTGAAAATCACTTGCTTAGTGCCCGGAACTTTAAAGCCTCAACCATTATTGATAGTGATAAGAAGCTTCCGGATAAGTTCAAAATTACTGAAACTACTACTAAACCGGATAAGAAAGCAATCTATCAAGCACTTAAAGCTGGGGAAGAAGTACCAGGAGCACACTTAAAAGCTAACCGTAATACGGAGATTAAATAATGTTTAATCTCCGTGATTATCAGCAAGAAACGATTGATAACATCATGAATTCTATAAGTGCTGGTCACCGTTCTATCATGGTTCAACAACCGCCACGAACGGGGAAGACAGTTATCATGGCCGAGATTGCTAGACGAGCAACGGCAAAGGGTAACCGTATCTTATTCGTGGTTCATCGGCAAGAAATTGTCCAGCAGGTTATCAAGACTTTCAAAGCTAATGATGTAAATATGGATTTAGCTAAAATCGGCATGGTTCAAACGATTACCCGACACGTTAATAATTTGGACCCACCGGCGATAATTTTTGTTGATGAGGCCCATCATGTTCTGGCTAAATCATATCGAAGGATTCTTGATGCTTTTCCGAAAGCTTACAAGTTACTGTTTACCGCTACTCCTTATCGGTTAGGTGGACAGGGTTTTACTGATGTGGCTGATGATTTAATTATTGGCAAATCAGTCCCCTGGTTAATTGACCATCACTTTTTAGCACCAGTTGATTATTACGCTCCTTCTTACATTGATACTGCCAAGTTAAAAGTAAAACGAACTGGTGAATATGACACTGATTCAATTAAAGAAGCAATGAAGCCTAAAATCTACGGGAATGCGGTTAAGCACTATTTGAAACTTGCTAAGGGAATGCAAGCAATTGCCTATACCTATAACGTTGATAGTGCAATTAAGTTAGCTAATGCATTTAATGGCTATGGGATAACTGCAAGGGCCGTCTCCGGAAAAACACCCAAAGAAGAACGGAATAAAATCATTGAGGAATATCGGCAAGGGAAAATCCAAATTGTAACTAATGCAGAATTATTTACTGAAGGACTTGATTTACCAAATGTTGATTGTGTCATTATGCTGCGACCGACTCAATCATTATCGTTGTACCTACAATTTGCAATGCGCTCAATGAATCCACGTAAAGGTAAGACTGCAATAATTATCGATCATGTGGGGAATGTTGAGCGATTCGGATTGCCTACTGATGAACGGCAATGGACATTGGAAGGTAACGGTAAAAATAAGCAACAATCAGGAACAACGCTTAAACCTGTATCGGTGTGTCCGACATGTTTTGCATCGTTCTATCGGACAGGCGATCTGTGTCCATATTGCGGGGCACAATTAGGCGAAGAAAAAGAAATTGAAGTCGTTGACAATGTTCAACTCAAAAAAGTTACCAAGTCACGACTAGCGATTATCAAGAAAATTCAATCGTCAGCAATTATGAATAATGTTGCTGGCAAGCGTCCAAACGAATTGAAGAATCTGAAAGAAATACAAGCCTATGCCAAATTAAAAGGTTACAAACCAGGTTGGGCTTACCACTACGCTAAACAGCGTGGATTTATTAAGAAGTGAGGTTGATATCATGAGTATTTTGCCACCAAATAAGCCACAGAAGGCACGGCGAGTTCCAAGAAATTACTTTATCTACGGAGATACAATGTCCGGAAAGTCATATCTAGCTGAACGTTTTCCAAGTCCGCTATTTCTTAACACTGATGGGAATAGTGAGATGAACACTGCACCAAGTATTCAATTAAAAAATGTCCGAAAGAGCGATGGAAGTTTAAAAGAGTCAGTGATTGATCAACTAGACAAGATTATTCTTGCTCTTGGTACTGAAAAACATGGTTACAAAACAGTCGTTATCGATGTTATTGATGATGTTGTCACATTAATCGAACAAGCCATCTGTTATGACAATGGAGTAGAAACGCTGGGGGATGTTCCTTACGGCAAAGGTTATGCACAATTTAATACCGTCTTTCAAGCATTTGTCACTGAACTAAAAGCCCTACCACTAAATACAGTTTACATTAGCCGGTTAATGATGCTAACTGATGAATCTTCTGGCCACACCGAAGACCGACCATCACTAAAGCAGAAATATTACAACGTGGTTAACGGTAATTGTGACTTAGTGATTGAAACTAAGCGCTATGGTGACCGTTATATCCGGATGGTTAAAGATCGGCGAATTCATTACGTCAAAGATGATATTACTGATCCGGCAATCTTAAGGGTACTGGAACATGTAAATGGTGTTTTTGATAAACCAAAGCAGACTACTACAAAAGAACAGAATGAAATTGTTAACAAAATTAAAAAGCAAAATGTAAAGGAAGGTTAATGAATTATGAGTTTACGAGATGCAATGAATAAAGCTACTGAAGGTTTTGATCCAAAGAATGATTCAGTTAATAAGTTTAAGGGATTGGAAAGTGGTAAGTATACCGTTGTAGTTGCAAAAGTAGAAAACCATGAAACTCCCTGGAATGCTGAACAGCTTAACTTTGAATTAGAAGTTGTCGATGGAGAATCAGCCGGTCAAAAAGAATTCTTACAAATTGGATTAGATGAATTAACTTCTAAAGGTAATCCCAATCCAATGCTAGAAACTAATTTACGATTGGTTTCTAAGTTAGCAGCAATTCTAGGTGTTGAAATTCCTGATGAAGTTTGGGATGACGATACTTTAATCTACGAGAACTTGGCTAAAGCATTTGCGCCAGCAGTAGGAAAGACCATGATCATGGATTTGAAGGTTCGACCAAACAAGAAGAACCCCCAATATCCATACCGCAATTATGACTTTGATGAAGCGGAACAACCGGAAACTCCGGAAGTTACAGATGACGAGATGCCCTTTTAAGTAAATATTTGAGTCAGTGAACTTATAACACCGTATGGCTGGGAGGCCATTAAGGAGGAAAAATGAAAAATCTAGTTAATTACGCCTTAGCCTATCAAGCAAAGGGTTTAAGTGTCCTCCCCATTGCTGGCAAGCAACCACTGATAAAATTTGCTGATAAACCTGCATTAACAGCAGAACAGATTAAAACTGTTTGGAAAAAACACCCCTATGCTCAGATCGCTTTAAGGACAGATAAATTCTTCGTAGTTGATATTGACCGCCATCATGCCGATAACATTGATGGTTTTGAATCAATTAAGCAATTACCAGCGGAATATTTTCCGGAAACTTTAACCCAAACTACCAAGCATGGTGGCCGCCAATTATTTTATATGAAACGGCCAGACATGCAGGTTAATCAATTAATTGGTTATCAACCAGGTGTCGACATTAAGGCTCATCAGAATAATTATGTTGTCGTTGCTCCTTCAGAAGGTTACCAATGGTTAAATAAGGATCCGATCGTTACTGCTCCTAAATCTTTAGTTGTAAATATTAATCAGATGCGAGCAAGCAATCGGCGTAACACTCCAAACGATTTTGTAATTAAGCCTCGTGAACGGAATTCGACTACTGATTTGCTAGAAACAATTGCTAATGGTTTAGGTGATAAAGGAATGCGAAATAAAACTTTGGCCGGCATGATTGGCGCACTACTATTTCGGGGTGTTAATCCTAAAGCAGCTTATCAATTAGCGATGATTTGTAATGAGAATACGCCCGATCCACTACCAGAAGAAGAAGTGAACCGGACATTTCAATCAATGCTAAGACGTGATTTGAGAAACGGGGGTGAAATACGTGGCGGATAATATAATTCGCAAACCAATTGAATTTGAATTAAATACTCAAGGCAATCCTAAAACTAACAGCCTTAAAAACGTTGGCTTAATTCTTAATGGTGATCCGTTGTTGCACGGCACCTTTCAATACAACGAGTTTGCCTATTCAATCGATGTGGTAAAAGATATCCCACAACTTTTTATTGAGAAAGGTCAGCTTGATGATAGTTACATGGCAATCATGCTTCGTTACATTGAAGACGAATATGCGGTAATGTTTCAAGAAAAATTACTGAATATGGCAATCACAGTTGAAGCAAGGCAACATCCCTATAATCCTGTAAAAGAGTATATGGAGAAGTGCTACAAGAATTGGGACCACAAAGAACGAATTAAAGATTTCCTACCAGTCTATTTAGGAGTACCCAGTGGCGAAGTAACAACACTGCAAACTAAATTATTTTTAGTCGGGGCGGTGATGAAAGTCTATAAGCCGGGAAGTAAATTTGATTGGGTATTTGATTTAGTCGGTGGCCAAGGTGTAGGGAAGACTACACTCTTGAAAAAGTTAGCGCATGGTTGGTATACAGATCAATTTACCGATTTCAAGGACAAAGATAATTTTGCCAATATGCTCCGGGCTTTAATTGTTAATGATGATGAAATGACGGCCACGAATAATTCAGACTTTGAGAATTTGAAGAAATTTATTTCAGCCGAAGAATTAGAGTTCCGGCCACCATATGGACGACATACAATCCGCCGGCCAAAGAATTTTGTTATGGCCCGGACAACTAACGAATCAACTTATTTGAAAGATAAGACTGGTGAACGACGATTCTTACCCAATATGGCTGACAAGTCCCGAGCGATGGCTAATCCAGTAACTGATCTTGATGATGCTATGGTTGACCATCTTTGGGGCGAAGCTGTAGCACTTTACAAAGAGGGTTTTAGTTTTCAATTGACGAAGGAGCAGCAGAAGCTCATCGAGGATAATCGGAAGTCGTTTATGTATATTGATGAAACTGAAAATCAAATTGAACGAGTTCTAAGCACTTGGGACGATGATTGGATTGAGAGTTCAGAAATTGCTCATCAATTAGGCGAAGATAATTTGGTTAAGAATCGCTCGTTAGCCAAGAAGATTAAGTATGTGATGGATAACCGGCATGATTGGAAACCTGGTAGTAAGAAAATTAAGGGCTTAGTTCATCGAGGATATAGAAAGGTTGCGACTAGTTGACACTGGTTGTGCCTAAAAATCGACAAGTCGCAACCCTAACAAACGTTGTTATATCAATGATTGTGGGGTATAGGTTGTTACTACTACACTATTTTAATAATAAAAAATAAATATATATAAATAATATATATGCGCTATAAAAAGTTGAAAGCAAGTCGCAACCTCGCAACCATAACTAGATCCCTTGAAAGAGTAAGGCTAAAGCTGGTTACACTAGTTGCAACTTAGTGACAACCTTAGGAGGAAAAACAGTGCACACAAAAGTTTTTACAATTAATGGAAATTTCTATGAAGCTGAGGGCGGTATTGATGATATTCTCAGAAAATTTAAGCTAAACGGAACAACTGGATTATATATCTATGGATTAGCAATGCGGAATTTACAAACAATTCCTCATCGTGTCATTATTCCAGTTACCGCAGTCGAAAGTATTATGGAGTTTGAAGATGACGAGGATAAATAAAAATGACCTATACGATTAATGAATTGCGATTAATGAATGATGAAATATTGCGCGAAATTTCTTTGCAAAGGTATAAAAAATCTCGTCGTTCAACTGGTGATGCGTTAAGAGCGCAAAAGGTTTTATGGGAACGAGCCGGACAGCCTTTTAGCAGTTCAGCAAATTATAAACGTAATCATACAGCGACTGGGGTTAAGTTCTAATGACGAGTGAACATAAAATTCAAAACGATATTCGGGTAGCCTTGTCAAAACACAAGTGTACAGTGTTCCGAGTAAACGTTGGTTCAGTTAGAACACCTGATGGAAGATTTTTCTCGGCTGGTGTGCCAAGTGGTCACCCTGACTTATATGGTTTCCGTTGGTCGGATCATCAAGTGTTTTATATTGAAGTGAAAAACGAAAAAGGTAAGCCGAGAGCGGATCAAATTAAATTTCATGAAATGTTAACTAAACGAGAAATTATTCATGGAATCGCTAGGTCTGCTGGAGATGCAGTAAAGATTGTTGAGGAAGGATTGATTGGTTATGGATTCAAAGACAATTCAGAAACTAAATAACTTAGAAGATACAATTGATGCAATGAACGAAGAGGTTAAGGGCAATGGCTAAAAATATTATAGGTTTTCTTTCATTTCTATGCCTTATGGCTACGGCAGTACACCCCGCATCTAGTCAAAGCGTGCAAGACTGGCTGCAGTATTTAGTGCTGCTGATAACTTTAGGATATATGTTTGATTAAAGGTGGGAAAGTAATGAAACTAACTGAAAAGCAAAAGAACTGTAAATATTGTCATGGTAAGGAAGACATAATTAATACTTTACACTATGGCGGTTTAGGGAGCATCCTGGGTCAAGTTGTTCATATTGAAGGTGACAGGCTAGTCGTTGAAGAAGAAACAATTGAGTCTAAAAAGATTAATTGGTGTCCGATGTGCAAGCGGCCACTGAACGAGGAGGAAGAATAATGACGCTAGATTATCAAGACCATCACTGCAAGATTTGTGGAAAGTATGACGAACTCGCTTGGACGAATGGCGGATATTGTAATAAATGTTTTAAACTTCACAACTTAGAAAAGATTCGGGAAAGTATAGAAGAAGGAGAACCAGATACTTTCAGTGGTGATTATGTAGTTTGTCCTTATTGCGGGGCTGCAATCGATGAGGCAGATTTAATTGATTATCCAGAATTGTATGAAGATGGTGAACACGAAATCACCTGTGAAGACTGCGGTAAAGAATTCAAGGTTGAAACAATGGTTAGTTATGACTGGGAAACTCACAAGATGGAGGAAGAGTAATGAAAAAAGGTTACAGAGAATTAAGCCATAAGGAATTATTATCTATTCAAATTGGATTAGATACTGGAGAAAAAGATTTTATTGAAGAAGACGATGACGGACTAGAATGGTTTCCGGTATTTATACGCGATCGTAAGGAGGGCGGAGTAAAAGCCCAATTCCTTACTGACGTAGATACAGATATCGATCATCCATTCAGAATCAAATGTGAGGAGAAAGATTAATGACATTTGAAGAAGCAATTAAACACGAAGAAAATAATGTGCCAGTAACTTATAACAATCAGAAATATTATGTTATTGGGCATAATGCATTAAATCAAACTTTAACGATTAGGAAATTGAGTGGTAATCCATTCTTTACTGTTCCCGTTGAAGCTAAACCGGAGGAACTATCATGAGTATTAAAATTAATGCCCAAACAGTGGTATTTAAAGGCCGCTCGTTTGTTGAAAATTCTATACAAGAAAATTGTGAATATTGCCATGCTCCGTTTAAGGCAATCATGGTGACTAAATCAGTTAAAAATACTGGTGTAGTGGGGTCAGTTAAAAGCGAAGTGCCCATTGAAGTTAGTGGGGAATACTTTAATTACTGTCCTAAGTGTCGACGGAGGTTAAATTAATGTTACTTTCAATATTATTAATTACTGTTTTCGTGTTTGGGTTCATTCTTGGTAAGAAAAATCCATAATAAAAAGGACCCACCGTGCTTGATGTGTCCTTACTCAAAAATATTAACCTTAATTATTATAGCAGATAGCGGGGGTACATCATGCAAACAGATTTGAACTTAGATATAGATTGTTTGAAAACTGCACGGAAGGTTACTGAGTTTCTGGAAAAGAAGCTAGATCGCTATCTAGCTTTATCCGGGAAACAACGGTTTGATTTGAAGTCACCTGGAATGGACGGAATGCCTAAAGCGCCCAGTCATGGCAATGGGAGTGAAAGCCGAATGCTAAATATTTGGCTAGCAGAAGAAGTAGTTGATTGTGTGGGCTGTGCAATGCGAAATATGACAAAGGAATCACAACGGATTTTACTTAGCCGGTATTCTGATCAGATGTTAACCTATAATATTGCCAGGGAGCTAAATATTAGCTCAGCAACTTATAGTCGAAAACAGGAAAAAGCACTGTGTGAATTTGCGGACCGGTTTGAGTTTCAATTAGTTAAACATGGGATTCATACTGAAATTGATGATTTACATGTTTATCCTGACGAAGAAAATTGATAAATCTTAGATAGATATCAGAGAAGGTAATCTTTGGTAAAAAATGTGATAATGATATTGTCGAATGATTCGATACTCATATAAATAATCTCCCAGTGAAGTCTAGCTATTGTGGCTAGGCTTTTGTATTATGTTTAGTTGGGTGATTTTTATATGATTGAATACTTAAAAACATTTTTGGAGGCTTTGAGTATGAAGCCAAAAACTAAATTTGTTGGAGTTATTTTTGGAATAGTACTTTTATGCTTAAAACCATTTTTAATTCAATATAATATGAACTGGTTTTATAATAAGTTTTCTTGGATTATTATTTTAATTACTTTATTTTTTGCAGCCTCATTAACAATTGAAGTAATAGTTGAAATATACAAATGGGGTAAAAACAAATATAACAGATGGAAAACTGAAAGAGATTACGAAAAATATATTTTAGGTTTGTCTGATAAAAAGTTGACAATTGTAAAGAAACTTTATGCTAATGAGCATCACCAAGGATATTTAAGACAAAACGATACTAATGTTATTGAATTGGTTAATATGTACGTAATTATGCAACTTAATAATGAAATTATAGTAAGAGAAAGCCAAGTTGAAGATATAAACGATCCTGAATTTCTTTTTGTATTACAGCCACCGGCTTTACACATCATAGAAAAGAATTCAGAAAAATTTAAATAAATTTAATTAGTTTAGCTTAACGGCTGTTTTTTTTATTTTAAGGAGGTGAGTAGCATTACTCAAAAATTAACGCAGAAACAACAACGATTTGTCGATGAGTACATTATTTCGGGTAATGCTACTCAGGCGGCAATTAAGGCTGGATATTCTAAGAAGACAGCTGCAGTTACAGCAACCGAAAACCTAAGAAAACCTAATATTAAAGCTGCTATCGAAAAGCGCAACGAAGAAATCAAGTCCGAAAAGATTGCAGACATGACCGAAGTGATGGAATATCTTACTTCGGTTATGCGTGGTGAACAAACAGAATCGGTTGCTACTGCTAAGGGCGTTTATGAAGACGTTGAAGTGTCGGCAAAAGATCGCATTAAAGCGGCGGAATTAATCGGTAAGCGTCACGCCGCATGGACTGATAAAAAAGTTATTTCTGGCGATGTTCAGATTGATGTGGGAATGGGGGATTATGATGACGAAGATTAATATTAATTTTCCTAAGCCTGCTAATGTCTTCAATAAACAGATTTACGATAACCTTTTTGACTATAATCATTTTGTCGAAGTTTGGTACGGCGGAGCAAGTTCTGGTAAATCGCATGGAGTGGTGCAGAAAGTTGTACTTAAATCACTCCAACACTGGAAGCATCCCCGTAAAGTGCTATGGCTTCGGAAAGTTGATCGAACAATTCAAGAATCTATTTTTGCCGATGTGATTGATTGTTTATCTAACTGGCAGCTTCTATCTCTGTGTAGAGTAAATAAATCAAACCGTACTATTCATTTACCGAATGGTGCGGTTTTCTTATTTAAAGGGATGGATGATCCGGAAAAGATTAAATCGATTAAAGGGTTATCTGATGTTGTCATGGAAGAAGCGTCTGAGTTTAATCAAGATGATTTTACGCAACTCACTCTTCGTCTACGTGAACCTAAGCATAAGAAACGGCAATTGTTCTGTATGTTTAATCCAGTTAGCAAATTGAACTGGACTTACAAGCAATGGTTTGATCCGAAAGTAAAAGTTAATCCGGAACGAGTATCAATTCATCAATCAACTTACAAGGACAATCATTTCTTGGACGCTGATAACATTGCAACGATTGAGAACTTAAAACAAACCAACCCTGCTTACTACAAAATTTATACGCTAGGCGAGTTTGCTACATTGGATAAGTTGGTCTTTCCTACCTTTACTAAACGTCGATTACATCCAGAAGAACCACAGCTCCGTGATTTACCCGATTTGTTTGGCTTGGACTTTGGTTACAGCAATGATCCTTCTGCTTTTACTCATTCCAAGATTGATATGAAAAATAAACGCTTCTATGTTCTTGAAGAATATGTCAAAAAAGGAATGCTCAATAATGAAATAGCCAATGTAATTAAAGAAATGGGTTACACCAAAGAAGTTATCACGGCTGATGCAGCAGAACCAAAATCAATTGCTGAATTAAAGCGTGATGGGATATACCGTATTCGCCCAGCGAAGAAAGGGCCAGACTCAATTATTCAGGGTATTCAATTCTTACAGCAGTTTGAATGGATTGTTGATGATCGTTGTGTCAAAACAATTGAAGAATTGGAAAACTATACATATAAGAAAGACCGAAAGACTGGTGAATATATCAATGAACCTGTTGATGCTTACAACCACTGCATTGATAGTTTGAGATATGGAAGTTCTGAATATAACGGAATGGCTAGTCCAAAGGCAACTGTAATGAAAAATATTTATATTTAGGTGGTGATTGAATGGAAACAGTAAACGGTAAAGGACAAATTTTAGATGGTCATATTTTTATTTATCCAGCCGATGAAGAAGAACTTGATCTGCATGATTTACTGTCGTTCATGAGAAGAAATATCCAGTATGCTAAGGATTACAAGCATAATATGCGAATGTATCTAGGTAATCACGATATCTTGAATCAACAGCGGCGGATGTATGGACCAGATAATCGGCTAGTAGCAAATTTACCGCATTATATTGTTGATACTTATAATGGATTCTTTGTTGGAATTCCGCCTAAGATTACTTTAGATGACAAGAACGAGAATGAAGCATTACAGCAATGGAATGACACAAATTCGTTCCAGGACAAGTTGAGTGAAATTAGTAAGCAAACGGATATCTACGGACGTTCGTTTGCTTTTATTTATCAAGATGAGAATGCAGATACCTGTATTGCTTATGCTTCTCCTGCAGATGCCTTCATGGTTTACGATGATACGGTCGCTAGAAAACCTTTTGCTTTTGTTCGCTACTGGAAAGATACCGAAAGTGGTTTATGGACCGGAATGGTTTACTATGCTAATAAAATTAAAACTTTCAAGGGTAGTATTGTTGAAGATTCAGATCAAAACAATATGTATAATCTAGTGCCGGCGGTTGAATTTTATGGAAATGAAGAGCGTCAGGGTGTCTTTGATAATGTGAAAACATTAATCGATGAATTAGACCGAGTATTATCACAGAAAGCTAACCAAGTGGAATATTTTGATAATGCTTACCTTAAAATTCTTGGTCTTGATTTAGATGAGGATGGTGATGGTAGACCGGATGCTAATTTAATTGGTAATCAAATGATTTATTCGCCTAATGCTGATGCTGCTAATGCCGATGTTGAATTCATTTCAAAACCAGATGGTGACAGTATGCAAGAACATATTATCGACCGACTTGTTTCAATGATTTACCAGGTAAGTATGGTTGCCAACCTTAATGATGAAGCGTTTGCTGGTAATAGTTCTGGGGTGGCTTTGCAATATAAGTTATTACCAATGCGGAATATGGCAGCTAATAAAGAGCGCAAATTTACTCAGGCACTCCGGAAGTTATATCGAATAGTTTTTAGTGCTGATCAAGTAGTCAAAGATAAGAATGCCTGGCAAGACTTGCTCTTTGACTTCAAACAAAACTTACCGATTGATATTTCCGAAGAAGCTGATACTTTACAAAAACTATCAGGGGTTGTGTCAAAAGAAACTGCATTCCGGAATAGTCGTTTAATTGATGATCCTAAAAAAGAAATTGAGCGTATGAAAAAAGAGAAGCAGGAAGAAATGAACCAAGCGCTTCAACATTCTGCTTCTGCTACGGATCAAATGCTAATGGATGATCAAAAAGAAAATGATAAAGAGGTAGTTGGTTTCCGGAAGAACGGTGAATCCGATGACGAAGAAGAATAATTATTGGGCTGATCGTATTGCTCAAGAACGTAAATGGCAAGAAGAGCAATTAAGTAAAGATGCTCAATTTAATCAGCGCCTTCAACAGTATTATGATCAAGCCATTGTCCAGATTAATAAAGATATTGAAGATCAGATAAATTCTTTAGCTGTCCGGAATAAAGTTTCATATGCTGAAGCTCAAAAGGAAGTATCCACTACTGATATTGCTGATTATGAAATAGAAGCTAAGAAAGTAGTTCAGGAAGCTAATCGTTTAAGAACACAAGGGAAACATGTTACTTACAATGATTTCTCTGATGAAGTTAATGAACGATTGAGAAATTATAATACGGCGATGCGATATAACCGATTGAATTTATTGAAATCTAAAATTGGTTTATCGATGGTTGAAGCCGGAATGAATATTGATGCTGATATGCAAGCTAAAATTGGCAAAGATTATACTGATGAGCTGAAACGTCAGTCTGGTATTCTAAATCATTCTACTGAAAATGCTTCCTTTTGGACTTCTAAAGATGTTGCTGAACAAGTAATGAAACAAATTAATGGAGCAACTTTTAGTCAACGAATTTGGGCTAATCAAGATGCTTTGAAAGCTCAACTTGATACGGTTATTACCAACGGAATTTTAACTGGTAAGAATCCGCGAGTTGTAGCAAGACAATTAAGAGATAAAGTAAAAACCACTGTCAAAAATCACAGTTATGTTACTGAACGCATTGCTAGGACAGAATCAGCACGGGTTCAATATTCTGCTCAGATTGAATCAATCAAAAAGAATGGTTATCAATTTGTCCAGTGGATTGCGGAGCCAAGAGCCTGTGATGAGTGTCGAAAGATTGCGACACAAGATAATGGATTTGGCGATGGTATTTATCGAATTAGTAAAGTTCCTAAAATACCAGACGATACTCATCCTAATTGTCGTTGTTCAATTAGTGAGACGTGGGTTGACGATAAGGATGATAATTTAATTTCTGCTAACAAAACAAAAAGTTTTGACGAATTAATGAAAGCTAATCTGAAATCACTTCACGAGCAAGAAATTATTCAATTAGGTTCAAAGATTTATGAAACACTAGCTAAAAGTGGTAAGGAGTTATCTTCACAAATAAATGTATTGCAAAAGAATTTTCAAAGCATTAACAAATCATATGATGCTGGGAAATTTAAGTCATACGATGATTATTTAGAAAACTGGCAGCTAAATGCTGATGCTATTAAACTACTTAGTAATCAATATGCGGATAACGTCACTCAAGAAATACAAAAATATCGTAAAGTTGGTGGAACTAAAATTAAGTTCCAGTCACGTTCGTCTGTACCGCTTAAAAAAATGATTCAAACAGCGTATGACCACTATCCAACGGATTGGGCCAGAAATGCTGAAAGCCGTAATACATTAAAAGTATTAAACGTAAAACGTGGATATTACTCAGACTCTCAAGCAATTATTGCAGCTAATAAAGATGACTATAATGCTCAAAGCACCATGTACCATGAGCTAGGACATCGTGCTGAACATTCCAATCCAGAAATTATGCGATTAGAGCAAGAGTTTTATGAGCGTAGAACAAAAGACGAGAAGCTTCAACCATTGAGTAAGTTAACCGGAAATAAAGCTTATGATAAATCAATGGAAAAAGCTCGACCTGATGATTTTAATAATCCTTACATGGGGAAAGAATATGTTGATTCCTATGGAAAACATTATGGTTATGAATTGTTAAGTATGGGCGTTGAAGGAATTTATCAAGGCCGTTATAATTTATATGAAGACGAAGATATGGCTAAGTTTATTTTGGGACTTTTGTTAAAGGGGTGATTTAATGGCTAAAGCAACAAATAATTTGATTGGATTTGAAGAAGAACTAAATAAGGCAATTGATAATTATAATGCCAAATTTGGTGATGGTGCTTATTTTAAAATTGAGCCATTAGTTGACCCTTTACGACCTGATGGGCCAACTTCTTTACAAGCTATTAAAACGTTAAATAATGCGGTTATGAGTGGTAAGCCACTTCCTAATTCTAAGGCACCAAAAGATATCTTTTATTAAGCATTCAGAAAAATAATCTGAGTGCTTTTTATTTTGGACTTTTTACTTGTTGCAGTCGTTAAAGAACAACCCGGATATTACAGTCCACCGGACTATAAACGAGGTGTATTTATGTTTGAAAAATTACCAATGCGTTTACAATTTTTTGCTGAAGATCCAACGCCAGCTCCAGATAATGATGGTGCACCTGAAGGAACTGATGAGGATAATAACGGCAAAAGTGAAAAGACATTTACTCAAGCAGAATTAAACGACATTGTAAAAGCCCGAGTTAATCGAGCCTTGAAGAATAAGCAAGAGGAAATTGACAAGGCTAAGAGTGAAGCTACTAAACTTGCCAAGATGAATAAGGATCAAAAGCAAGAATATAAGCTTCAACAAACTGAAAAACGTGCCCAAGATGCTGAAGCAGAATTGGCCCGTTATAAAATGCGTGATACAGCGAAGCAACAATTAATTGATGGCGGTTATGACAATCCAACCGATGAAGATATCGATTTAATTGTTACTGATAAAGCAGAAACAACCAAAGAACGTGGTGAAGCATTTCTTAAGGCTTATAACCGGATCAAAGAAAATGTTCGTCAAGACTTACTAAAAGGAAAATCACCACGAATTAATGGTGCTCCTGCTACTGCAATGACTAAAGAACAAATTGCAAAGATCAAGGATCCGATCAAACGGCAAAAAGCCATCAAAAATAATATGGATCTTTATAAATTTTAAGGAGGAATATTAATATGGCAGATGCAAATTTAATTACAAGTGAAGATTTAATCGCTCAATCTATTGACTTCAATGAACAATTTACTGGTAATTTAAGTAAACTACTTGAGGCTCTTGGTGTAATTCGAATGACACCAATGACTCAAGGATCAACAATTAAAATCTATAAGTCAGAGGTTACAAAGGCTGATGGAACAGTGGCCGAAGGGGAAATTATTCCATTATCAAAGACCACTCGTAAATTAGCTAAAACTCTCACCTTAGATTTTAAGAAGTATCGAAAGATGACTACAGCAGAAGCTATCCAATCAACTGGATTCCAAGGAGCTGTGGCTGATACAGATGCAAAGTTACTTCGCGAAATTCAAAAAGACGTTAAGCAAGAAATTTTTGATTTTACAGGCACTGGAACTACTAAAACTTCTGGTGAAACCTTCCAAAAAGCTTTATCAAAGGGTTTAGGTCAACTGGCAGTAAAATGGGAAGATGATGATATCCAATCTGTTGCTTTCGTTAACCCAATCGACCTCTATGATTATTTAGCAGAATCACCAATTACTTTGCAAAGTACGTTTGGATTACAATATATTCAAAATTTCATGGGTGTTAATACAATTATTGCATCTAATGCTGTAAAGCAAGGGACGATTAATTTAACCGCTAGTCAAAATATTAATTATGCTTATGCGAATATTAGTGGTGCTTTAAGTCAGGCTTTTAATTTGGTTCCAGATGAGACAGGATTGATTGGGGTTACTCACGAACCTGTTAACAATAGTCTTTCTTATGAAACAGTAATTCTTTTAGCTGGAAAGCTTTACGCTGAACGTTTAGATGGAATCATTACTTCAAAAATTGGTACTACTACCACCGCTGATGGTAAGTAGGTGATTAAATGGACCAGGATACGGTTTTGAAAAATTTAAAAGTAATGCTTGGAATTAAAGATGATGATCGTAATGCTTTGCTGAAACTGATCATTGATAATACAGACCAAGCCTTACGATTTAAGTTAGAACTAACTAACGACGAAAAAATACCTGGAGAGTTAGGGTATATTGAATTGGAAGTTTCAGTTCGGCGATTTAATCGGCTACAAAATGAAGGAATGAGTCAGTATAGTCAAGAAGGAGAAAGTATTACCTTCAACTCTTCTGATTTTGATGATTTCCTAGATGATATTGATTTATGGAAACGGCGAAACCAAAAGGATGTTAAATCTCTTGGTGCCGTTTCTTTTATTAATCCTTATGCGGGGATGAGTAAAAATGCGAAAAACGCAGATAATTAAATTTTATTATCAAGATGAAAATAGTTATGATCCGTATTCAGATGAAGATACTCCTACAGAACCTAAGTTGGTAGCAAAACGGTATGCAAACGTTACTGATGTAGGTACTAATCGATTAATTGAATTATTTAGCAAGTTAGACCAGAATGCTAAGGTGGTACGTCTGGACGCTCCAGTAAATGAACTCTGGTCATATTTAACTATTGATGATGGATCTATTAAGTATCGTCTTGAAATACAACGTCAACCTTTAAAAGGAACAACATTAATTGTGGGTGAAGATAATGGCTAACTCATTTAAGGTCGATGTTAAAGGAACTAAGGAATTAGCAAACTTTTTGAAGAAAAATAAGGATCTAACACCAGTTAAGAAGATTGTTGCTAAACATGGTGCAAGTTTGAAGAAGCAAACACAACAGAATATGAATAATTTGTATAAGGGTCACTATGAATGGAAAAAGGGTGCTGGATTAACGATGGTTAGTCCTACCGGGAATACTAGACGATCCGTAACAAATACGATTTCTAATAATGGTTTAACTGCAACGGTTGCTCCTCAAACTGAGTATTTCCCTTATCTTGAATATGGGACGCGCTTTATGGCAGCACGACCGACATTACATCCAGCTTTTGCAATTGAATCAATGAAGTTTGCTAATGACTTGAACAAATTATTTAAGTAGGTGACTAAATGTATCCACCAAGCGAAGAAATATATGATTTTATTTTTGCTCAAGTAAAAAAGAAGTATCCAGCATTTGATCATCCACCACAGAAAAATGAAACAGTTACTTATCCTTATGTTGTTATTGATGATACTCAATCTATTATGACTGGGTATAAGGATGCAACGGGTTTAAGAACAACCCTAGCTTTGCATGTGTGGGGGAAAGTCAATCAACGTAAGCAGGTAACACGAATAGTAGATGATTTAAGACGGTTGGGTATGAATGGTGTTCGAACTAACCATTATGCTTGGCAAGGACGCCCAAATGAACAAGAACAACAATTATTAACTGATACGAGTGTTCCAAATACTGTGTTAAAGCACGGCTATTTAACACTCGTTTTTGATTTGAAATAAAGGAGGATAAATATGGCAACATATCCAGTATTGGAAGGGAAGAATGCAGTCCTTTTTGAACGGCTATTAGAAAATGCCAAGAAAGAACCGGCACAATTAATTCCTTATCAAACATCACTAAGCTATGATCCTAAACGGGATACAGATTCAACAACTACAAAGATGGGAAATGTCCCTACTGCTTCTAATATCGAAACGGATTTAGAAGTAGAATTCTTAAATGCAATTTCAAAGGCTGCAGATGACATCTATGACTCTCTGTACTTTAACAAGAAGATTGAAGTATGGAAGGTTCATCTTGATCGGGTTCGTTTAGATGGAAAAGTTTATGCTGAATATATGCGTGGGATTGTCTCTGAAGATTCTAATGATAACGATGCTGATGATCACTCAACACGTGATGCAACGTTTACGATTGATGGTATAGCCAAGCGTGGATGGACAGATCTTCCAGCAGATATTAAGGAAGAAATTGATTATGTATTCCGTGACCTTGCCAAGATCGCTGATGATGGCGAAGGTAGTGGCGAAGCATTCAAAGATGATGATCGTGGTATTGGTGCTAATACAAAAGAAGAAGCTACCAATCCAGCTAATTAACAGGAGGAAAACTAATGAAATTAAAGATTGATGGTAAGGATTATTCATTTATTTTTGGCGTTAAGTTTTTACGTAACCTTGATAAAAATCGAGGGGTTGAAGGCGAGCAAAATGGTATGAAGATGAATTTTGGAATGGGATTAACTGTTCTTATGCCAGCCTTAATGACCAAAGATGCTTCTGCTTTAGCTGATACTTTATATGCAGCAGCAAAGGACAATGTAACACAAGATCAAATTGATAATTACATTGATAACTGCAAGGATTTAAATAGTCTTTTCAGTCGTGTTATTAATGAAATCAAAGCAAGTAACGCCGCTAAACCTGTTGTAAAAAACCTAAAGGCCTAGAAAGTCGTAAGCTTACGTCTGATCAAAGCTATCATGAAATTCTATTAAATTCATTGGCTTATCTAGGCTTTCAGAATATGTCAGATATTGAAGATATGGGGATAGCCGAATACCAGTTGCGAATGGAAGCTTACCAATTAAAACGGGTAGGACAAGAAAGAGATATTGCACTTCAGGCATTTCTCAATCAATCTGTTCAAGCAACAAAAGGTAGTGAAAAGCACCCTGTACCGAAATATAAAAAGTTTAGTCAATTCTTTGACTACGATAAATTTGTTGATGAAATTCGTGGTAATTATGAACCAAACTATCAACCAGTAAGCAAAGCCAGTGCTGAAAAGCAACGAATAGATTTAATTACTAAACGGTGGCGTGAATTCCGGAAGATGAAGCAAAAACAGAGAGGAGGTAATGGCTAGTGGCACAGTCAATGAGCGTTGAAGCGGTATTATCAGCATATGATGAGAGTTTTAGCGCAACCTTAGATAAGGCGCTTAAATCGATTAATAATTTAGGCCGTGAAACCCAGTCAACCTCTCAAACTGTTAGTGCGGGTGGTTCTAGTATTTCTAGCACCTTTAAATCGATGGCTGGGGCAATGGGTGTGGTTGCGATTGCTGGTAAGGCATGGGACGTTGTTAAAGATTCAATGAGTGGTGCCATTAACCGATTTGATACATTAAATAAGTATCCGGTAGTAATGAAGGCTTTGGATTATTCGACTAAGGATGTTGCAAAGTCAACCGCTATCTTATCCAAGGGAATTGATGGCTTACCTACTTCTTTGCAGGATGTTACAAGTATTGCCCAACAATTAGCACCATTAACTGGTAGTGCAACTAAAGCTTCTAAGTCGGCGATTGCCTTGAATAATGCCTTCCTTGCCTCTGGTGCTAGTGTTGCCGATACTTCTCGTGGACTTCAACAATATACGCAAATGCTTTCAACTGGTAAGGTTGATTTAATGTCTTATCGGACATTGATGGAAACCATGCCAATTGCATTACGTAAAGTCGCCAATTCATTTGGTTTTACTGGTAAGTCTGCTGAACAAGACCTTTATAAAGCTTTGCAGTCAGGACAAATTACGGTAGATCAGTTGAATGATCGCTTTATCAAACTAAACGGTGGAGTTAATGGTTTT